CAGGCTGACCCGTTGATCTTCAAGCCGGGCAACAGCAGCACGTTCAGCTTCCTTAGCTATGCCGGCTGCCTGCAGTCGCTCAGCCTTGACATGGCCAACGAGCTGGTCTACCGCGAGCTGGTTGGTTGCACGAAGGAGATCATGATCACCAACCGGGCGCCATCCGGTGAGTGCATGATCGAGGCTGTGCCGATCGCCACGAAAGACTATTTCGCCATTGCCAACAACGACACCACCGGCGTGCTGACGCTGCTACATGGCACAACCGCTGGCAATCGGGTCTCGCTTGTGGCGCCCAAGGTGGACATCAGCAACCCGACCTATGCTGACCAGGACGGCGTGCAAATGCTGAACCTGCCCTACGTGGCAATCCCGACCGGCGCCGGCAACGATGAAGTTGTCCTTACCTTCTCCTGATCCTGCATGGCATTTGTCCTGAAGAAGTCGGCCACCTATGAGTGGCCGGTGGTGCTGCGCCTACCGATTGATGGCGGGCGCTACGAGAAGCAGACCTTTGATGCGCGGTTCAACCGACTGGCGCAGACGCGGATCAATGAGATCCAGGATCTATTCAGGGCAAAGCAGCGCGGCGATGATGGCATCGAGCTGACCGATCAATCGGTAGCTGACGAGGTGCTGGCCGGCTGGAGCAATGTGCAGGATGAGGACGGCGAGGATGTGCCATTCACTGCCGCCAGCAAGGCTGAGCTGTTGAACATTCCGGCAGTAGCCAGCGCCATTGTGGTGGCGTACTTCGAGAGCGTCACCGGCAACAAAGCAAAAAACTGAAGGACGCCGCCCAGTATTGGGTCAAGGGCGGCGTGATCGACAAAACCGCAGACGATGCCGCGGTGCTTGGCGTGGTCGGGTTTGAACCCGGCCAACCTGAGCACTTCGAGGTTGAGCCTGATGCGTGGCCTGCGCTGATGATGTTCCTCGACTGCCAGACGCAATGGCGCACCGGCCCTGGCGGCCTGATCGGCCTGGACTATGGCGCAGTGGCGTGGCTGTTTAGACTGCGGTCAGTGGCGGATGAATCTGCGATGCTGAGCGATCTGCAGATCATCGAGGCTGAAATCCTGCGATTGGCTAGCCGTGAAGCTTGACGCGATCCTCAAGGTAAAGGCAGATGTTCAAGGCCAGGGCGAGATCGACGGCCTTAGCCGCAGCCTTGGCAACCTGAACAAGCAAGCCGGAGCAGTCGGCGGCGGACTCGGGCGCATGGGGCAGGCCGCCAAAGGCGTCGGCGGATTGATGGGTGCTCTGCTGCCGGTTGGGGCTGTTGCTGGCCTGACTGCAATCGCCAAGGGCTCGATTGATGCAGCAGACAATTTGAATGACATGAGCCAGCGCACTGGCGTGGCCGTGGAATCGCTCAGCAGGTTTGGGCAGGCAGCTCAGGATAGCGGCAGCAGTATTGAAGGCGTCGCTAAGGGCATGGGTCAACTTGCCAAGCGCATCACCGATCCAAGCTCTGCCGCCAGCAAGGCACTTTCCGGCATCGGTGTTGCAACCAGAGATGCGCAGGGCAAGGTTCGCAGCCTTGATGCTGTAATGCTTGAGATCTCAGATCGTTTCGCCAAGATGCCAGACGGCGCTGAGAAGTCTGCGTTGGCGATGCAGCTATTCGGCAAGTCTGGCGTTGAGCTGATTCCAATGTTGAATCAAGGCCGCGCCGCGCTTGAGCAATATGAAGCCACGATCTCTGGCGACATGGCGAAGTCAGCTGATGAGTTCAATGATTCATTGAATGCAATCGGCCGCAGCCTGAGCGGACCATTTAACGAAGCAGTCACAGCACTGCTGCCTGCAATCACAAGCATTGCGCAGGGCATTGTCGGCATCATCAAAGCATTCACTGCGCTCCCGCAGCCGATTCAGGCCACTCTGCTAGTGATCGGTGGATTGCTCACGGCGCTGGTTGCATTAGCGCCCGCGATCTCGGCCATTATCTCGATCGGCAGCGCGATTGCTGGCCTGTTCGCAGCTGGTGGCGTATTGGCCAGCGCAGGCAGCATCATCGCTGGCATCGCCACAGCATTCATTGTGCTGATCACTGGCCCGGTTGGCATCGTGGCGCTGCTGGTTGCAGCTGGCGTTGCGATCTACGCATTCCGTGATCAGATCGGCGCGGCATTTAATGCCGTAGTTAACTTTATCGGCGCAGCCTTTAACAAGATTGGCAACCTGTTAAAAGCTGGCGCGCAGGCTTACATGGATTACTACGTGAAGCCAATCCTTGGATTCTTCAAGGGTCTCTACGATGGCGCAGTGGCGATCTTCAGCAAGATCGGCAGCGCGATCGGCAAAGCATTTGAGGCAGTAGTTGGCACAATCAAGAATGTCTTTCGTAGCGTGCTGCAGTATTTGGCGGACCGCGTGAACTTTGCGGCAGGGTTGATCAATGTGCTGATCAGGGCATTCAATCGACTACCGGCGCCCGACATCCCGTTGATTCCACAGCTCACTGTGCCAGCCTTTGCGCAGGGCGGCGTGGTGGACCGGCCAACGCTGGCGATGGTTGGTGAAGGTGGCGAGCGCGAGTACGTGGTGCCCGAATCCAAGATGGCCGCGGCCAGCAGCAACTACCTGGCAGGTGCTCGCGGCGGCGCAGTGCTGGCAGGCGCTGCATCAGGCGGCGGCACGCCCACGATCAACATCACCACCGGCCCGGTGATGGAGTTTGACGGCAAGCGGTACGTCTCAGTGGCCGACATGGAACGCGCCATGCGGCTGACCGCTGAAGGCGTGATCGGCCGGCTGCGTACACCGTCTGCACGCATCGCGCTGGGCATGGCCTGATGAGAGCGCAAAGCCAATACCTCCGCATCTATGACGCTGCTGGCGTTACCTACCAGCGGTGGCAGAGCTACTACGCCAACACCAGCGTCACATGGTCCGGCGCCAGCTGGAACTACGTGCCGTTCATTGCTGATGGCATTACCGCCGGCAGCAGTGGCACTGAGCAGTCAGTATCCGTCACCGCTGCAGCGACCGGCCTGGTGTTGGATGCGTTCCTCGCTGCCATCAGCGATGGCCGCCTGGTGGATCTCAGCATCTACCAGTTCGATTCCACCCTGGGCAACAACACCCCGCAAGCTGGGCAGGAGCTGGTGGCTGCATACACCGGCCAAGTGGTTGGCGGCAATGGCGGATTGACTAGCCTGACCATACAACTCGGCTCGGCATTGTCTCCCGTTGGAGCGCAAGTGCCGCCGCGCCGGTTGACATTGGCGATCATGGGGCAGGGCATCAGGCAGTGAGCTTTCTCTCCTCCAGCGATCCACTGGCACTGCTGGCCATCCAGGCCGGGCAGATCAATGCGCCTGTTGAAGCCGCAGCAGCCAAAGGCACAACCGAGCTGGACAGTCCGCAGCGGTTCGCGCAGATTGGCGAGCCGGTACCGATCGTGTTCGCCCGATTCCGCAACAGCAAAGGCGGCATCCTGATCAGTCCCGGCGCCACCGAAGCACGCTTCGAGAATGACGCCAGCAACAACGTCACCGCCTACTACATGCTGGTACTGAGCGAGGGCCAGCTCAACAGCATCCCGGTGAAGGATGTGTTTCAGCGTGCCTGCCGCGTTGGCGCCCACACGCAGACCTACAACCGCAGGGCTGGCACTTGGACACCCGGCAACTTCCTGGTGCAGCGTGCCGGTAAGGATTTGCCCGAGGCGCCGTTCTTCTGCGGCACCGTCGGCAGCTACCCGGACATCAGCACGCTCAGCTTCAACGTCACTATCCCAGACGGCTTCGATCAGTACAACCGCCATGTGCATCTGTTCATCCGCGGTGGCATGGCCGTCACCCGGATCTACGACAGTGTGACTGGGCCTAGCGACAACTTCGCGGACCTGGTGAAGTGGCTGCTGGTCAACACCAGCAGGGTGCCAGCGGCGATGATCGACAACACCGCACTGCTGGCAGCGGCCACGTTCCTTGAGGTGAACGGCTTCACCTGCAACCTTGAGATCCGCGAGAGCACCAACTACTCCGACCTTGCCGCCAAGCTGGCTCCTTACTTCCTGCTGGCTGAAAGCAGCGCAGGCGGCAAGCGCGGACTGCGGCCACTGCTGCCGGTGACTGCGGGCGGCGCCATCAAGACCACGGCGATTACGGCTGAGTACACCTTCACCGAAGACACCGTGCTACCCGGCACGCTTGAGATCAACTACTTGTCACTGGCGGACAGGCAGCCATTCGTGGTGCAGGTGATCTGGCGCCAGCAGCTGGAAAGCGACATCGGCATCATCCGCACCGCTGAGGTGCGTTACAGCGGCACCGCCGAGACCGGGCCGTATGAGTCGCATGATCTCTCGACGTTCTGCACCAGCGAGGATCACGCCGTCAAGGTTGGCGCCTACATCCTGGCCAAGCGGCTCTACACCACGCACACCATCAGGTTTTCAGCCAGGCCGCAGGAGCACAACACGCTCATCAGCGCTGGCGACATCATCCGCGTGCGACTGGAGCGCGATAACAGCACCTACGCCAACTCAGTGCATGATTATCTGTACCAGGTGGAGCGGATCACCAAGACGCTGGCGGGTGATGTGAGCTATGAGGCCACGCACTTCCCGATCGACGACCAAGGCCGCAGCCTGATCGCGCTGGATGTGGCTGCTGCTGTCGGCACCGGCATCATCCTGCCAAGTGGCCGCACCGGGGTGAGCTGTGATGTGAACTCCAGCAGCGACAACACCATTCCTGCCGAGACGTTCACGGCGGCTGATGGTGATGACCCACTGGAGCTATCACCAAGCGGCGGCGGGCTGGGCTTCAACGATTCAGCACCGACTGGCGACACCGGCAACGCTGATGATGGGTTGGATGCACCAATACCGACTGCCCCGCTGACGACATCACCGGCAGGCGAGATTGCACGCACTGGCGTGGCGCTGATCCCGCCGACACCAATCTGCGGCGAA